TTACGCCACCTCGCTTATCGCCTTATACGCTGCCACGCTTTCCGCTCTCACGATTTTTCCGCGGAAGGCGAGGCGCGAGCCGACATTCGCATACGCATTCGAGGCATCGTAACTCGCATTCGCATACGAGACACCGCCATCCGCGTACGCATAGCAGTACCCGCGATAGACCACACGGCCGGTAGAGGTGCTTATCCAGTACATGTCTGAATAATATGTGCTCGACGAGCCATTCATCGAGCCTACTGGCACTACCGCCATCAGCCTTCCATGCGCCACCGCCGTTATCCAGTTACCACTATTCTTCGTACCCTTTATCATAATGGTGCTGCCATCGGGCATCCAAATGCGCCACTTGCCCTCATTACCGCTCGTGTTCGGCAAGTCCACACCGTCCATCATGTCATACTTGTGTCCGTAGATGTCCTCATAGCCCAGGCAGCAGATATTGTTCACCTGCGTCACCTTTGCTGCACCATACTCGTCCTTGTCCACATACCAGGCATATTGGTGCACTCTGTTCTCGTCCACCAGACTGTTTGTCACATTCGGGTTGATTGCCTTTGCGCCCTCATAGCCTATAGTGTCCTGCATGCCTCTTGACATCGTGCCGCCAGTCGTGCGCATATTCGTATGCGAGCCAGCGCCACACTGCTCCTGCATGTTTCTCCTGCCATACTTCGCGTATGCAAGGTTCGCAATGCGGAAGTGCATCAGAGCGTCAATCTGCTGCATACCCCTCTGCACGCTGTAATAATGGAAGTCCGTCCATGTCATGCTTGCTGTAGTGCTGCCGCCGGTTATGCAGGCACGCAGCTTGCTGCCCACTACAGAACTGCCCACAACAGCACACAGATGCTCATCGTTGGCAAACCATTCTGGCTCCATATCCTCTATCTTGCTGCTGTTGGACAGCACCACCTTGTCAAACTCGGCTGTGTTCAATATAGAGAAGTACAAAGTCTTGGCTCCCTCCGGCACATCGCTGATGAGATACATGCCAGCCTCAAATCTGTTGCCCAGCGTTGGCACCACGACGCTCTTCACCACATTGCCGTTCACGTCGGCAAATGCGCTGCCCACAAGGTTCGTGCCTGGTACACTCGGCCAGCGAACACGCTTGTGCTTCGACACATCCACCACGCACACCGAATAAGAGCTGTCCGTACTCATGGCATTTGTTATGGTGTCCCTGCCACTCATCACTTTCCTGCCTTTAGTGTAACCGCCCTGCACCGCCTTGATGTCATCAAGCGTCAATACGTCCACATTCGGCACCGCCGGCATGTGATCCTTGTCCTTCGAGCTGTAGCAACTGTAGTTCCTGCTGTTCAAGAAGTCATTGATACCCTTGCTCCAGAAGAAAGGCTCGTGCATCATCAGGTCGCCCTCGCTGCCGTCAAGTTTGGCAGTGGTCCCGTCGGCATACTTGGTGCTGTCCTTATCGTCAAGCTCCATGTAAGTCATCTCGCCGTCCAGATTGTTCACCACGGTATCGACATTCGCGATGTTCACGTTCCTCGTGGTCGCCTTCTTTGTCACCTTCGCCAGCACTCTGTGGCGGTTCTTCAATATCGCCGCCACATGGCCGCTTGGCTTGTAGTCGCTGCCGTACTTATAGCCCGTGCCGTTATCCAAGTTCGAGAGATTTGCATCGTCTGCCACGCTCTCGTCGCTCTCCAGCATTGTATATTCAGGCTGCTCAATGTTCAACTCAGGGTAGTGCTCGATGTATGCAGCATAGGTCTCATCATCAACGTAACGGGTCAGCCGGTATGTGCCTACCAGTCGGCAGCTCTCCACATTGCCGCCATTCTCGTCCACACCGCCCGTCTGCATCAGTGAGGCCAGCAGGCTGCCGTCTCCTTCCATGTCGATGCCGGTCACACGCAGATACTTCACGTTTCCGCACCTTGCGTGCAGCGTCTGCCAGTCCACACCAGGGCAATTGTCAACCACAAGTCTGTTGATGTTGCTTGTGCCCTCCAGCGTCAGACCGCCGGTCGTCAGTTTGCTCAGGTAGCGCAGTTCCAGTGTCTGCAACGTTGCCGGAAGCGTTACGCTCGTCAGCGGAGCACCCTGTGCGAAGTTCACGCCGGTCAGGGCTGTCTTGCCTGCCTTCAGTGTCCCCAGCTTCGTGTTGTTGCTCAAGTCTATGCCAGTGAAGCTGCCTGACTTCAAGCCGGTCATATTCAGAGTACGCAAGTTTCGGCAGCCGTTCACCAGCAATGCGTTCAGCGTTGTCTGTGTCTGGCCGCAGCTCACGTCAAGCGTCCTCAGGGCGGAACAGTTGTTCAAGTTCAGAGTCTGGAGTATGGCATGGCTCACGTCCGTCAAGTCAAGCCCCATGATGCGGCTCGCACCGTAGATGTATTGTGGGTCATTCACGATGAGGTCCGTGTCAAGCGTCAGTTCCACCTGGCTTCCCGTGTCCTCCGCAAGCACTGCGCTTTCGTGCGGCGTACCGCTCGTGTAGCCGTACCCGAAGAAATACCGCTCGCTCGCCGTGATTCTTATCTTCCGGTTGTCACTTCCGAACTTATAGCCGAAGTATGCTGCGAAACTGTCCTTTCTGTATGTTCCGCACACATACTGGCTGTCCAGCAATGCAAACCGGTTCTGGATGGTATAGGTGCGGTGCGCATATCGGCTGCCCTGGAGTGCATAGAGGTAGTCATAGTAACTCGTGGTGCCGTCTGCCGTCGTCACACCCTCCGTCAGCGGCTTGATGTACTTGTAGATGCCGTCCTTGTTGTAGATGCGCTCACACCAGTTGCCCATCATCTCCTCATTGAACACCTTCAGCACATACTCCAGCGACATCGTGCTTCGCAGCTTGTCTGCCACCTCCCTCAGTTTGTCCGGGCAGCCTCTCACAAGTTCCCACAGCACGGAGTCGTGTCCTGCAAACGCATACGAGCCGATGCTCTCGTCCATCGTCTCCCACGTGATCGTGTAGTCGTATTTCAGAACCGAGTCGTTGCGCTCACCGAACACCGTGTCCATGTCGTATGGGATGAAATACCATATCTTGCCGTCCCACGTCACGAGCATCATGTTCTTCGCGCGGTTGTCCACAGCCATGAAGTAGTCCGTTATCAGATACCATGCAAACGGCGAGTCGTTGCCGAAGTATTCCGCATATTCGTTCAGGAACTTCGTCGGGTTGCCCTTGCACGAGTATATCCACTCCCAAAGGCGCTTCACTGCCGCCTTGTCGTCCTCATGCGCCGTCGCCCAAGTGTCGTCGGCCTTGAAGCGGAACTCCAGAGCATCGTCAAACGTGTCCATGTTGCTCGTACCAAACAGACATAATGTCTCCGAGTTGTTCAGGAACTCCAGACAGATACACTTGTTGCGCTCGCCCTTCAGTGCAGCCTCGTCATTGAAGCCCTCGATACCCTCAAAGCCGTAGATGATGCCGCTGCCGCTCTTCTCGTTGTTGAAGTTGTACTTACCGAGATACACGTTCTCACCCGTGCCGTTGTTGTCGTAGAACAAATCTATCGGGAAACCGTCCACGCCGATTCTCACGTCGTAGTTACCCTTGTACGCAGCCTGGGGCGGAGTCAGCCAGCCGCACTTCTTCCAGATGTCGTTCACGATGCGCACCGCGCCCGTGTTGTGTGTGGAGGATGAGTCCGAGAAGTCGGCCTTCAGACAGAAGATGTCTATCGGCCTTGCGCCCGGCTTGAAGGAGTATTTGAAGTCCGCCACCTCCACGCCGTTCACATACAGCTTCGTGCCGTACTTCTCCGAGCGCGAGAAGTAGATGCGGTAGTTCTTTCTCGGATACGTTGTCGATGACGTGCCCTGGATGCGTAGACCGCACTGGTAGACGATGAAGTCATACTCCTTGCCGTAGGCCGAGTAGAAGTAGATGTCCACCGGCACCTCGAACTTCTTGTTGTTCGTCTGGTTCACCAGGTTCACGTCGCCCACGATCCTCATCACGCTCTTGCCCATCGCCCGCAGCTTGTCGATGTCCACGTCAGTGCCCTCGTCGTCCATCACCTGGTTCTTCTCGAACAGCACCACCATCTCGTCGCTCGTCGGGCGGTCCACCATGTAGTTGGCCAGTTCCTCATCGTCGCCCAATGCGCGGTTATACACGCGCAGGTTGCGCAGGTCCACGTCCGCGCTCTCGCTCGTTATCCTGATGTTCGCCGGCGTGCCTTGCAGCAGCGAGTCCGTCGAGGCATACTGCTTCGCGCCGCAAAGGATGCCGTTCACATACAGCTCCATCAGCCTGTTGCCCTTCTTCTCCTGCACCACGAAGGCTATCTTCAGCGTCATGCCGCTCGCGAACTTCGTGCCTACTTCCGAGCCTGCGCCCGTGCGCATCAGCGCCTCCTGTGTCGTCAGCCTGAAGCCCACGCCGTCCGCCATGCAGTCCACCACCGTGCCCTTCCGGTCGGTTACGTTCGTGCAGGTCAGCTCCATCTCATAGGTTGCGCCCGTAGTCGTCGCATCGTTGCCGAATGGCTTGTAGCCTATCTCTATGTTAGCCCCGTTCGTCAGTTTCAGCGCGTCGCCCGTCCAGCCGTTGCTCTGCCAGTCGAAGCCCTCAAACGCCGTTTGAACGTCGTTATAACGCCATTCAGCCAGTGCGCTCTCCGCGTTGCTCCTGCCCGCTGCCGTCAGCTTCAGTACCAATCCCGATGTCGCCTCGCCCAGGTCGATGCCGCTCTCCGTCACGTTCACGTTCAGCTTGTATTCCGTTGTGCCGCATTTCAGCACCATCGCCACCGCACCCTGCTCCAGAAAGCGGTTCGTGTAGGTCTGCACCGTCCTCGGCACGCTCACCGTCTGCGTCCTTATGCCGTCCCTCCACACGCTCACCATCGCCGGGGTCGCCGTCGGGTCGTAGGCCACGAAGTCAAACTTCACCTGCTCGTACTGTCCCGTCTCTATCGTCGGTGTCAGGTGGTCGTCAGCAAAGATGCGCCCGTCCCCGAAGGTCAGTTTCGTGCCGATGTATGGTTCGCTCCGTCCTGCCTTCAGTATGTCGAAGTAGATGCTCTCGCTCTTCAGCGTCAGTTCCTGGCTCGCCTCCATCTCCGCCACCAGCTGCACCGTGTGCCGCCCGATGCTCAGTCCGCTCATCGATAGCGAGAAACTGCCGTTTGTCGTGCCGCTCCGCTTCACCGTCTGCGAGTCCCACTGGTGCCCGTCCAGATACAGCGTCACCGTCTTGTCGCCTCTGCCTTCACTGCCGCCATCGTCGCCACGGATGCTGCCACCTCTTCAGGGGCAGCCGCTACCTTTGCCGTAGCTGCGGTGGTGGCTGCCACTCCACTTGCCGCCACTACGGTATTGGAGGTGCCAGTCACAGCGGTCAAGGCCTGAATAATTGAAATGATGCCGTTGATGCCCTCATATATCTGAATGGCAGCATCGACGACGCCAGTAATCGTGGACCATGCGTCACGGTTGCCTTGCAGCGCATCGGTGAGCGAGGAGACACCATTGCCCACACCCTTGACCGTGCTCCACGACTTACCTAACGTGACATTGCTTTTGCGGATGCGCTTCTCGTAATCCTCGTAACTGCCGATGAGCTTCTGTATGGAGGCTCGCTGCGACTCGTCCATAGGACTTTTCGTGTCAGCCAACATATCCTGGAGTTCCTTGATGCGTTTCTTCACACCATCAAGCCCAATGGTTTTCAGTTCGAGGGTCAGCGTCTTGCCCTCCATACTGTCGAGCTTCGCCACTTCTTCCTCCATTTCGGGAATGCGCGTGAGTTGCTTCATGGCATCGCGTTTCTTCTCCAGTTCCAACACCGTGCGCTGTATGTCGTCAATCTCCGATGCGCTGGCGTTCTTCTGCTTGGTCTGGTAGTAGCTGATGGCATCATCCAGCGAACGGATGGTGTTCAGTCGGGAGATGTCCTCCGGCTTCTTCAGTTCATCAAGAGTATCGTCCCATTTCTTCTTCAGGTCGTTAAGGGCATTTATCTGCTTCTGTATCTCGATGCGCTCTGTCTCTGTAGCGGTTTTCAACAAGTCTGTATAATACTGCAGCTCTTTTTCAAGCTGGCGGTATGTCTGTATCTTGTCTAAACCGACATCAACATGCGAACTGCGTTCAAACGCCGTTTTAAGGTCATTCAAACGCTGTATTTCAGCATCGATTACTGCAAGTTCATCGGCAGAGGCTTTCTCCCTCAATCCCTGTTGATAAGTGATTTCTGCATCGATGTCCTTCAGGGTTTTCAGTTCGGTGGGACGGCTTGCCGCATCCTGCAACTGCGTTATCGCATCCTGCTGCTTTTGCAAGGCTGCGATTTTCTTTGCATAAAGCGCAATGGTCTTGGTGTCCGTTCCGTTGGCAGTTTCCAGTTTGTTCTGGTAGTACTGGATGTTGTTGCCAAGTTCCTTGTAACTCGTGGCATTGGCGATAAGCTTCTTTCCGCTGTATTTGTCCTGGTTCCCCGATTTACCACTGCCGTTTCCGCTGTCTGTCGAGGGGGCGTTCTGTTTCTTATTGTTCTTCAAGGCGGTCTGGGCGTTCGCAGTCTTTGCCTTGGTGTTCGCTTGCGTGGCCTTTGTGTTTTTCTCCAAATCTGCCGTCTGCCTTGCTGTGGTCTCGTCCTTTATGCCGAAGAACTTCTTCACCCATTCCCATGCCTTCTTTATCACGGCACTCGCTTTTTCGAATGCCTTGACAAGAAAGTCCCATACGGCTGATGCAATTTTCTTCACCGCTGCCCATACAGCATCACAGATATTGCGAAAGGTCTCACAGTTATTGTACGCCGCTATCAATGCACCCACAAGTGCCGCTATAGCCATCACGACAATACCGATGGGGTTGGCACTGAGCACAAAGTTCAGGGCTATCTGTGCCACCTTCCAAATGTTGGATGCGACAGCCACTACCTTTGCTGCAGCTGCTTGCGCAAGCGTAGCCACCTTCACAGCTTTCAGTCCTGCCACCACAGTTTTGATGCCACCGCTGAGCTGCACCATACTCATGAGGGCGATGCCGCTATTAGCTATCCATTCCACATAAGGAGCGGATGTACTGGCTATTGAGCCTGCCCAATCCATCATGGCGTGCATTTGGTTAGCGAGCGTCTGACGTAGGCTCTCTCCAGTCGATGCCATATTGTCGAAGGCTGCGTCTATCTCTCCTGCGGAGTTTGCCATCGCTCCAATGTTCTGCGAAAACTTTTCCTTTTGTTCGCCAGTCAGCGAACCGAGTAGTCGCATTGCGTCTGCACTGCCGAACAACTGTCCATAAATGGTTTGACTCAACTGTCCGGTCTTTGCCGAATACTCCTGTATGCTTGCATCCAAACCGAGCAGGAAGTTCTCTAAACCACCAGTAGCCTGAATACTGGCTGCATTAAAACCGATGCCCATCTCGTTGGCCGCTTTCGTAGCTTCCGCAGATGGCTTGATGAGTGAGTTGAGCACGGCAGCCAACTGAGTGGATACTTCCGCCGTGTCACCAGTCACACCCGTTGTAGTGGCGAACACTGCCATCAGTTCGTCCATGGAGACACCAAGCTGAGATGCACTACCACTCACACGGGGCAATGCCTGCGCCAACTGCTCAAAGCTGGTCACACCGTTCTTGGCCGTCATCTGTATCTTGTCTTGGATGTTTCCTGCTTGATTCCATTCCAGACCATAGTTCTTGATGAGCGTGGAAGTAACGGTCACCGTCTCTCCCAAGTCCGCAATACCACCAACCGCACTACGGCTTGATTTGTTGAGGAACTCTATCCAGTTATCCTCGGGCACGCCATTGGATATAACCTGGTATAAGCCGTTGGCAAGTTCCTCACGCGCAAGCGGTATGTTCTTGCTCAGTTCCGTTATCTGACCAGTCAGTGCTTCAAACTCGTCCCCACTCTTTCCTGCCATGGTGTTGGCACTGCGCATGGCGGTCTCAAAACTGTCGAAAGGCTCGGCAAGTCCGCCCACCATGTCGCTGAGGTCGCGGATCGAGCGGACGGCTGTATCGAACACGAGGCTCTTGTCTGCCATCTCGCGCAGTCTGTTGCCAGTGGCCACAGCGGTATTCCCCACCTCGGAGAGTATGTCGTCAAGACCGTCGGCTTCCACTATCAGACGTTTCAGGACACCGCCGTCCTCGCTCTTGATGTTTATTCTAAATTCTACTGCTTTTGCCATTGTCTTTTCTTATTTCAGTCCGTAACGTTTCTTGGCTGCCTCAAAGCGTGCATTGAACTCGTCCTTGCTCACCTCCTCACGCTTTTCTTCCTGCTTTTCATCCCAAGGGAACGGTAGAACTTCATGCGCTTGAAGATTGCTTTTTGCATAGGGTTGGATGGCAAAGAGCGCCAACACTCTTGTGCGTTCCCACTCGTTGCGCTCCGCATCGCGCTTGGCTTCCGCCCATCGCTCCCATGCCTTGTAAAACTCAAAAGGGGTACATCGTTCAAAGTCTTCTCTGCTCATCCCGATGCACCCCAATGCCATACCCAACAGTTCCTCGACGCTTACTTCTTTTCCGCCTGGTTGGTCGTTTTTTTTTCTTCACCGCCCATATCCTCGTAGAAGGAGTTCGCTGCGTCGGGCTCCATAAGGTCAGCAAAGCTCTGGAAGTCGTAGTCAAACTCCACCTTGTCAGCATTGCACGCACTTTTCACGCAGCAGTAAACAAACAGTACCAGCTCGGAGATATTGGTTTTCTCCAGCTTGCTCACGTCCTTACCGCTCTCATTCTTGAAGCGCACCATTGCGCCCATGGTCACACGGCAAGGGAACTCCTTGTCGCCAACCTTGATTTTTGTCTTTTTCATACGCGATGTTGTTATTCAGTCTGCTGAGTGGTGTCTGTGATACCCGTACCCACTTTATCCACCTTGCCGCAGTTCTGAAGTGTGATTGAATACTTGGCATCGTCACCAGCCTGTGCGTCAAGGTCAAGAGAGGTAATCAGATACTTGCCTTTATATCCGCCAGTGGCTTTACCTGTGCGTTTGTCTCCTTCACGCAGATTGTACGCTGCCTCCACTGGCTCACCCTTAAGCATTGCGTCCTTCAACTGGTCATACGAAGGCACCTCATCCGTGCCGTCAGTAAGCACAACACCATCGGCGGTAATCTGTTCGGAGAAACTCTTGATGTAAGACTCCTTCCACTTGCCACCTGAAGCCTCTTTAGTCACACGTTCACCGGTCTCCGCTGATGTGGACACCTTACAACCGGTGGAAAAACCGAGGGCATTGGTACCCATGGAAAGGATAAGGTCAGTTCCGTCTAAAACACTTTTTGCCATATCTTTCTTGTTATGATTGTTAATACTGTGCCGGTCGCCACTCCGACAATAAAGGCGATGAGAAGCATCTTCCACGGATTTGAACTGCGTTCCTTATCCGTTCTGGCTTCATTCTTCTGCTGCTCCAATGCTTTCTTGTAGCTCGCCATCTGGCGCTCATAGTACTCGCACTGGCGTTGCAGACTGTCGCAAGTGGCATACACCACGATGATGCCACCTTTGTTCTGCACGGTTGCGCTGGCTCGTCCGTTCTTGGCCCGGTACTCTGCCTTTTCGGGCAGGTTAGTCAGTTCCGCCAGAGGTATCTCCAGCTTGGCTTCCTCCTGTGGTACTGTCTCCGTCCATGTGTGACGCACCTCGCTCTGGAGGGTGTCCGCGGATACTTGTTTCACGCTTTCCTCCGTGGCCACGCTCGCTTTTCGGCTTGTCGCGCAGCCCGACAAGAACAGGGCAATCATCATGATGCTTGCAACTGTTCGCAGTGTCGATAGCCTTCCGAAGACGCGCCATCTCGCGTTTCGAGGCTTCGAGGTATCTTCTTGTCTCATTGAGTTCTTCCTTCAATGGTTTCACGATGTTCTCTACCAAGATACGGGTGGCATGCTCGGCGTTGTCCATACGCACCGTCTCGGCATCGGCTTCCGCCTTCATCGATTCCGCTTTCGCTTTCCTTATGGTAGCCCGTAGCGTGCATATTGCAACAATGGTAGCCACCAGACCTCCGCCAAGGAGGACGTTCAGGACTTCGCTGATATTCATGCCATCCATATTTTTACTATTGGTATATTCCTATTGACTTGAGCCACTTGGCTACATCGAAGGCAGGACAGGCTTTATTCACGCCCGGAAGGTCGCAATGACCTACAATCTTGATCTGCGGAAAACGCTGATGGAAGTTCCGCACATAGTCGGTCATCGCCTTCAGCTGCGCAGGGGTGCGCGTGTCCTTGGGGTGCTTCATATCCTTGGTGCAGCCACCGGCATACACCACATGACGGCTCACACTGTTGTAACCCTTGGCACCGTTGGTCACTTCCCACGGATCGACCTCCGCATCTTCGTTGTTATCGACAAGGCGTTCCACCTTGCCATCCAAGTGTATCAGGTCGGTATAGCCTACCTGCTTCCAGCCACGCCCACCCTTGCTTACTGGGTCAGTGTGCCAGTGGCGTATCTCCTTAGAGGTTACCTCACGGCCTTCAGGGGTGGCTGTGCAGTGTAGGACTAAATACTTCATTCTCGCCATTACGCTTCTGCTTTATATCCGCTGGTCATTACGACACCTGCATCTGCCTTCTTGAACATGCAGACGAAGTAGTGGCGGAAGTTCACCTCGTTGCGCTGGTACTCAGGGTTGTTCTCGGCAGGACTCCAGTACATCTTGGTGGAGCCAGTAGCCTTGAACACACGCTGTGTATAGAATGCAAAAGAGCAGTGGAAATCACCTGCGGTATCTCCCTTGTCGCCGACTGCCTTCTTCACTCCATTGGATGTATAATAAGGGGTATTGGCAAATTCATAAATGTCAAAGCCGTAGAGCTTGCCCACCTTGCCGGTGTTGCGGTCGATGTTGTACTGCTCCTTAAAACGCTGATCGGTCTCCAAGAGGTCGTTCACATGGTCGGTACACAATACGAGGCGACGGTTGGTGGTCGGAACGTCCAACTTGTCGAGGGCTGCCTTCATCGCAAGCAGGTCCTTGACGGTCATTTTGAGACGACCAGTAGCAGCATCACGTTCGCCGGTGGTGGTCAGCACTGGGGTCTTGGCTGTATTCTTCTGGGCGCAGAGCGCATGTGCTGCCTTGGCGAACTTGGCATCGTTGATGGCGTTTGAATGACTCTCCTTCACTCGGGCAATCTTGTCGTAGCTGATGGCGTACAACTCATCATCGGTGATAGGGGTCACCTTGGTCTGGAACTTGTCAAGCTTAATGGCGATGTCCTTGTCATCAAGTGCCTGCAAGGGGATTGGGTAGGTGGTGTTGTTGACAAGCACGTCAGGGTCAACGCCAACCTCCACCAAGTGAATCACATCATTGTCAACGATGCTTGAACTGTCGGGGATTCCATCAAGCCAAGTTCCTGCGAGAAACTCACGCAAGGACTTAACCAACTCTCCAGTCCAAATCTCCTTCAGCACGCCCTCGCGTGCCACTCCCACAGGCATTGCACCGCTCACGGCTAATGCGATGGCATTGGCACCTACTGCACCTGCCACGGGCGACACGCCCAAAGTCATACCAAACACGGCTCCTGTAAACGCATTGAACAGCAAAGCCGTAATCATGGTCAAAATTGTTTTCATTCTTTTTGTATTATTGGTTTGTACTAAAGTTCACACTCCATACCGTACTCCTCCTTGTAGAGTCGCTTATACTCCTCGGGCTGCTCTTTGCGGAGTGTAAGGAGTTCTGCAGACGGCACATCGCTCAGTTTCTTGTATGTGGCAGGCTGCTGGGTTGAAGCTCCACCATGGTGGCCGATAACGGCACTGAGCTTCATCTGTGGCGACATGGCAGAGATGATGCGCTCCAACTTCTCCTTACCAATTTCCTTGCCGAGGTTGATGAACTCGTCCTTCTTGTCTGTGGCGATACGCTTCTCGCCGACTGCTTTCTCCACAACGGCAGTGATACTGGCAAGCGTGAGGGTCTCCTTCTCCTTCTGGAGTCTCTCGTTCTCTTGCTTAGCGGCATTCAGCTCGCTGAGCTTGGCGGTGATCTCCGCATCAGTCGCCGTTTCCGGCAAGCCCAACTGCAGGGCATACTGTTTCTGTTCCATTTGTTTTTGATTATTATTGTTCAACATTGGCAAGGGACACTCGCTGTCCTTGCCGAGAGTAATCTTCTTGCCGTTCTTCTGCAGCACGATGGCATCATCATTGGCTCCAATGTCCACCAAACTAACCTCAAACAGTTTGCTCTTGGTGACGGTAGGACTGGTCTGACCCTGCACAAGCAGTTCGGGGTCCTCACTTGTCTCCAGAATGTCAAGCCCTGCGCTCACCATCTTCAGACTGCCGAACTCATACTGCTTCTTACAGCGTGTGGATAGTTCGGATGCTTCGTCAAACATCAATTCGCCGGTCACTTCACCATCCTCCACCTTCAGGTCTTTCACATAGCCTATCACATTACCACGCTCGTGCATATACAGCAGGACGGGGTTGCGCTGATACTGCTCCACGTTCATGCCAGCTGTCAGCACTCTTGTGCCGTAGCTGTTCAGGCTATCGTTGGTTATTCTTACGCGTTTTCCTTTACTCATATCTTTGTCGTTTTCTGGGCTGCATTGCCCGATTCGCAGTGCAATATTACGAGGTAATTGTCTGTCCGCCAAAAAAGTGTGCAATGGTTGCACACTTCTATGAAACCATTGCACACTTTTTTGGAGAGCTACCGAAATCGTGGCACTTTTGCAGAAGGAATCGGGGCGTGGTATGCCCTGATATGAACAAAAACCTTATCAACATGACAAAGGCAGATATTGAAAAAAAGAAATCGCTGGCACGCACGCTCTATCTTTCGGGCATGGAGCAGCAGGAGATTGCGGAGAAGGTGGACGTGTCGCGCGTCACCATATCCAAATGGTGCTCAGCCGAGGGGTGGAAAGAGGCTCGTGCCGCCAAGAACATCACACGCCCTGAACTGGTGAACAAACTGTTGCTCACCATCGACACACTCATTACACAAGTGAATGGTTCTGACGACCCTGCACTCATTGCAGGACTTGGCGACAAGCTGGCTAAACTCTCGTCGGTCATTGAGAAGCTCGACAAGAAGGCTAATGTGGTGGATGCCATCGAGGTGTTCATGGCGTTCTCCAAGTGGCTGGAGTACCGCTCGCAGACAGACCCAGAGGTGACTCCCGAACTGATGCGTGTAATCAACAAGTACCAGGACATGTACATCACAGAACAGATGGGTATAAAATAGTGGAGGCAGCCTATGGCAACAGCAGCGGAAAAGAAAAAGGCATACGAGGAGTGGAAAGAGAGATGCCGGCAAGTGCAAGCCATTACGGACACGTCACTCCTGAAAAGCGAAACGCCAGTAGAACGAGATATGCGTATCAAACGCTTGCTCAACAACTATGCAGCGTTCTGCGAGTATTACTTTCCCCACTTCCTGCAATTGCGTGACAAGACGACCGGCGAGGTCATACGCACCATTCACAACGCCCCGTTCCACAACGAAGCTGCACGCAAGGTCCGAAACACGCCCGACTTGAAGGCTGTATTCATGTGGCCGCGCGGCCACGCCAAATCGACCCACCTTGATGTATTCACGCCGCTCTGGTTGATGTTCCAACCGAAGCGGCTTATCAACTTTATGGTGGTCGTGGGAAAGTCGGAGGACAATGCAGACCGACTGCTTGGAGATATTCAAGCGGAACTGGAATACAACCAGCGTCTCATCGCCGACTTCGGACAGCAGAAGAACGACGGCGGATGGCAGGAGGGCGAGTTCAAGACAAAGAGCGGTGTGAAGTTCCTTGCCTGCGGTCGTGGACAGTCGCCTCGTGGTCTGCGTGACCGTGAATCCCGTCCTGACTACATCGTCATCGATGACCTTGACGACGATCAGCTTTGCAAGAACGACAAACTCGTACACGACCTCACCGACTGGGTGAAGGAGGCTCTCTTCGGTGCGCTTGATGTTGGCCGTGGACGCTTCATTATGGTGGGCAACCTCATCAGCAAGAACTCTGTGCTCTACAATCTCTCACGTACAAAGGGAGTGTTCCTTTCTAAAATCGTAGCGGTCGATCGTAACGGAGAACCGGTATGGAAGGAGAAATGGACCAAAGAGGAGGCGCAGGCTTACCGCGACTTCGTGGGCTATCGTGCCTGGGAGAAGGAGATGATGCACAACCCTATCGTGGACGGTACTATCTTCCGTGCGGATTGGATTCGATACAAGCGTTTGCCAAAGCTCGAAAAGTACGACATGATTGTGTGCTATACCGACCCGTCGTTCAAATCGACAACCTCCAACGACTACAAGGCATCCCGCGTTTGGGGAAAGATTGGCTCGGAACTGCATCTCATAGACAGTTTCGTGCGCCAGGCGACAGTCAGTGAGATGGTTCGATGGCTATACGACCTCTACGAGCGTACACGCGACACGGTGGCTATTCAGTTCTTCATGGAAGCCAACTTCATGCAGGATGTGATTTTGGACGAGTTTGCCGTGGAAGGTGAGCTGCGTGGCTACCAACTGCCCATCATGCCCGACAAGCGAAAGAAGCCAGACAAAATCCAGCGTATCGAGGCTGTCAGTCCTCTTTGGGAACGTGGCTTTGTCTGGTACAACGAGCGTAAGAAGGAAGACCCCGACATGCAGGTGGGCATCGAACAGACATTGGCGTTGGAACGTGGCAGCCGTGTGCATGACGATGCGCCTGACGCTGATGAAGGCGCTATATGGATACTCCAGCGCAATACAAGACAGGAAAGTTTCAAACCGGTGTTCGGCAAAAGACCGACCGCCAAAAACATTTGGTAACAATGATACAAGTAATAAAGGACATTATCTGGGGATGGCAGTGCAAGCGTGCCATCAAGAAAGCCAACAAGCTCTCAAAGCTGCTTGGCATGAAGTATTATGTGATTTACATGAACGGCTCGCTGAAGGTCGTGCCGAAACGCACCATCCGCGAACTGGTTGCGAAGCACCGCTTCCGTAAGGGTGTAAAGGTTGCCGACATCGAGCGTCGTACCATTTATGTGACGCATTAGAAAGGAGGCTGATTATGTTTATCACGGAAGAGGACTACAGAGTGGTCATAGGCGAAAATGCGCTGAAGGTCGTGTCGCAGGCATCGCAGGAGATACGCGACAACGCGGAACTGGAGGCTTGCGAGGAGATTGCCGGCTACCTCAGACCAAAATACGACACGGAAGCGGTGTTCTCGGCTGAAGGCGAAAACCGCAACCGTCTGGTGGTAATGTATACCGCCGACATTGCGCTCTATCACATGATTGCCGCTATGCCCCAAAAGATGGGCAGCGAAATACGCAAGGAGCGCTACGAGCGTGCCATAAAGTGGCTGGAAGGCGTGCAAGCCGGAAAAATCATACCCGACCTGCCGCTCGCCACCGACGAGGACGGCACACCGACTGGCGACCTGCTCATATTCGGTTCACAGAAACAATTACGACATAACTGGTAACGCTATGGATATAAAGAACTTTTTCAGCGGTATGTTCGGAGGTGGCAGTCAAAATATACTGCACACGCCAAACGGGGACTTCAACCTTGCGAAGTCGTCTGACCGCAAGCGCATAAAGAAGATGGTAATCGAACTGCAACGCACCACCGATGCGCTTACACGCAGGGACATTGCCGACTGGCGCAACGCCTGGCAGATGGCTATAAATGTGGACAGCCCGAACCGCCAACGTCTCTACGACATATACCGCGATGTGGATATTGACCTTCACCTATCGGGCTGTGTTCGCCAGCGTGTAGGATTCGTCATGGCGAAGTCCTTCAAACTGGTCGATGCAAAAGGTAATGAGAACGAGGAGGCACACCACTATTTCGACCAGGCTTGGTTCAAGCAAATGCTCGAATACGCGCTTGCCGCCAATCTTTGGGGACACTCGCTCATCGAACTTGGCGACCTCACCACCGATGGCGATGGATGTCCTTGCTATACGGATGTGAAGCTCATTCCACGGAAGCATGTCATTCCTGAATACGGCCGTGTGATTCAACAGCTCGGGCAAGACTGGACTACGGGCATAGACTACCACTCAGCCCCATTCTCTGACTGGCTCATAGAAGCTGGACGGCCTGACGATCTCGGACTGTATCTGAAGGCTGCCACGCAGACCATTCCTAAGAAAAACATGTTGGCATTCTGGGATTCCTTCGGCGAGATTTTCGGTATGCCGATGCGTATTGCACGCACCACCTCACGCGACCCCAAGGAAATGGGACGACTTGAACAGATGCTCAAGGGTGCCGGAGCAAGCCAGTACATGGTGGCAGGGCAGGACACCGAGATTGAATTCGTCGAAAGTGGAAAGGGCGATGCCTTCAACGTCTATGACAAACGCATCGATCGAGCCAACTCGGAACTGTCAAAGCTCATCATCGGGCAGACGATGACCATCGAGGACGGCAGCAGCCTCTCACAATCAGAAACACACCTTGAGGTGTTCGAGAACCTGGTGGAAAGCGACTGCACCATGCTGCGCGACATCGTGAACAACCAGCTTATCCCACGCATGATAAAGCACGGCTTCCCGATAAAGGGACTGCGCTTCAAATGGGATGATGCCGTCGATTACACACCGGAGCAGCAGGTGGCATACGAAACCATGGTTGCCGACCGCTACGAGGTGGACCCGACATATTTTGCGGAGAAGTACAGCATGCCTGTTGGGGAACGGCGCAACGCTACACCCATGCTACCCGGTGGCGGTGACGATGATGGCGACGAGGGCAACAATGAGCCACAAGACGATGACAAGGGCGACAAGAAGAAAAAGCAGCAGCAAAACGTACACGGCTCTTTTTTCGATTAAGCCCCACCGATTATGTGGGGCTGCACCAACGCTATGCCCAGCTGTTAGGCGATGATCCACAAACATTGTCGCTGTCTAAGGAGCGCGAAGAAGAGATACGCAAGCAGCTCTCTGAACTGTTCGACGGAATGATGAACACGCTCTACTCGTTGGAGGGTTCGCAATTCCGCATCGAGGTGCTGGCAGAGCCGAAAATCCAGAAGTTCATCGATGCCCATGCCAGTGTGCTGGACTCCACTTTCAAAAAAGTGGAAATGTCCGATGCCATGCGCAAGCGACTCCAGCGGTCTGACTACATCTTCTCCGGCATGAAAACGTTCCATGAGTTGAACGAGGCGTTCCCGTCCCTGCTCGACGAGAACGGTGAACGAAAGACGTTCGAAGCCTTTTTGAACGACGTTCGGAAGATTGACAAGACCTACAACTCCAACTACCTCCGCGCTGAGTACAACTTCGTGCAGTCATCTGCGGAGATGGCAGCCAAGTGGGAGCGGTTCTCTGAGGATGGCGACCGCTACAATCTCCAGTACCGCACGGCTGGCGATGGCAAGGTGCGCCCGGAACACGCTGCGCTTAACGGTGTGACACTGCCACCCTCTGACCCATTCTGGGAGGAATACTATCCACCCAACGGATGGAACTGTCGTTGCACCGTAGTGCAGGTGCGCAAGTCCAAATATCCTGCCACGCCCCACGATGAGGCAATGGCGCTTGGCGAAGAAGCTCTTCAACGTGACACAAAGGGCATCTTCCATTTCAATCCAGGAAAGGAAGACAAGACCATACCAGACTACAACCCCTACACTATTCGTCGGTGTCGTGACTGCGATGTCGCAAATGGCAAAATCAAGCTGGCGAGATTTGTTCCAGAGAATGAGTTGTGCGAAGCGTGCAAGCTACTTCGGTGCATCAAAGATGTTCAAAATGAGCACATCGAAAAGAATCGTTCCTTATATGGCAAACTCATCAAAGATGATAAATATAAAGATGTTGACTTTGATGAAAAGAACGGGGGCTTAAAAGCCACCCATATTGGGCACAACTTAGACAAAGACAAAGGCTGGTATGAAACCACAATACAAGATGTTGGATATAAACATGGACATTCTGTTATTTTAGAGGACGAGCCACAGAATGTGTATAAAGGGAAGAGTTGCGAGGGACTTTGGGATGATCTTAAATTCGAGGTCGCCGGTGCAGAAAGTGGCACATCTAATAATATTAGAAATGCTCTCAAACATTGTGCATCTAAACCAGAATCAAAAATCGCAGTTTTATTCTTCCCTAACGGTAATTTCTCAGCGGAAAACTTCCAAGCTGGTCTTGCAAAATTCAATGGTCTCCAGGGAACATCCCAGTATAAGAAGTTTGATTTGATTTACTGCATACAAGGAGAAGAGATAGTACAAATAAAAAAGCCAAGTTAGAAAACTTGGCTGGAACGAGAGCGGGTCTCTAAAGGTTACCCCATCCCTCGCATTGCAAAGGTAATAACAAATTTTCAAAACACAACAAGTTATGAACAAAATTTTCTCATTTCTAAAGAAAAGCAACCGCTATAAGCATCTTATCGGCGGTTTATTGGTTGGTCTGTGCGCCTTGTCACCATGGGCAGCCATCTATTCTGCCATCATCGCAGCCTCATGTCTCGAACTCAAAGACAAGCTACACGGCTGTCCTTGGGATTGGATTGACTGGGCTTGCACAGTGCTCGGAGGCTTCATCGCAATGTTATTTTGGCTCATAGTGTAATATTCATTCATCTTTTGCACAGAGAATGAGTAACTTTGCAAACTGGTAGAGTTTCCCATAGGCCGTGTGGTCTATCGCGGGTACAACAATGCGAACGCGAATGGCGGTGTCTCGAATGCGAATGCGAATAACGATGCCTCGAATGCGAATGCGAATGTCGGCTCGCGCCTGGAAATCTAACTAATCGGCGTACAACGACGGGGACGTGTCCCTAATGTGGAGCCGAGGGAAACGAGCCACAGCAAAAGCATCTATGTCAAGGTGGAAAGCTGAAACATCAAGTGTCGGGCAATAGAGTTTGGTAGGTCGTTAACGATTCGAAGAAGTTTGGCCCGGGGAAAGGAAGGCCCTTATCTTCCATAAAGCAAAAAAGACAATGCTCAGAGAAGGCTATATCATGCAAGAGATAACGTCTTACGGCAACATTTCGGAGGCGTTTGACCGTGTACTGCGTGGGAAAAAGCGAAAGAGATGCCGTCAAGGACGCTATCTGCTCGCACACCGCGAGGAGGTGATTGCAGAACAGACTGCAAAACTTGCCGACGGGTCTTTCCGCCTCGGTGGCTACCACGAGCGCACCATCTGTGAATACGGCAAAGTCCGTCACCTGCAGATTATCTCCATGTACGACCGCATCGCAGTGTATGCAGTGATGAACGTGGTAGACCAACATCTGCACAAGCGTTTCATCAGGACGACTGGAGCAAGTATAAAGAAGCGCGGCACACATGATCTCCGCAAATGCATGCAATTGGACATGGAACGTGATCCCGAAGGCACACGCTACTGCTACGAGTTCGACATCAGGCATTTCTATGACAATACTAAGCCTAAGTTTGTCATGTGGTGCTACCGCAGAGTATTCAAAGACAAGACCCTGCTGTCACTCCTGGATCATTTCCTTCATCTACTACCAGAGGGCATCAGCTTCGGGTTGCGAAGCTCACAGGCTTCTGGCAACCTCTTGTTGTCCGTGTTCCTCGACCATTATCTGAAGGACAAATATGGCATCCGCCATTTCTACCGTTATTGTGATGACGGCAGAGTGCTCTGTGGCAACAAGCAAGAGAATTGGCTGGCACACGGCATTGTACATGAGCAAGTCGAAAAAATTGACCTTGAAATCAAGAAAAACGAAAGGGTGTTCCCTTCAGCGCAAGGAATCGACTTCTTGGGGTATGTGACATATAACGGTTCATACTCACTACTGCGCAAACGCGTCAAGAAGGAAAATGCAAGGAAACTACACAAAGTCAAGTCAAGAAAGAGACGGCGAGAACTGATTGCGTCATTCTATGGAATAGCCAAGCACGCTTGCTGCCGAAATTTGTTTTATAAATTAACAGGCAAAAAAATGAAATCATTTAAGGATTTGAATGTCGCTTACAAGCCGGAAGACGGCAAGAAGCGATTTGCGGGTGCGGTGGTAAGCATCCGCGAGTTGGTGAACCTGCCCATCGTGGTAAAAGACTTCGAGGTTGGAGTCAAAACCAGCCAGGGCGAGGATCGCTGTGTCGTGTCCATCGAGCAGAACGGCGACCCGAAGAAGTTCTTCACCAACAGCGAGGAGATGAAAAACATTCTCCAGCAAGTGAGTGAAATGCCAGACGGCTTCCCATTCGAGACCACCATCAAGGCGGAAACCTTCGGCAAAGGTAGAACAAAGTACATTTTCACATGATGAACAGAGTAAACGGAGCACAAGGGGTAAAGCTGCTTGAATGCACTAACCCCGTCAAAGGAAAATGGCGCGTCCGCTGGGACGTGCATAACAACGAGGATGGATCTGCCGACTATATGGAGGCTGAGTTCAACGGAAAGCCATCTGAGGATACCATCAAGACCATGGTGTCGGAATGGTTTAACGACCGCACGAACGAGACCATACTTTCTGGCTTCGTGTGGAACGGCATGAGCGTGTGGTTTTCCACCGAGAACCAGTTCAACTACAAGGCAGCATACGACTTGGCTGTGCAGTCTGACGGCAAGACATTGCCGGTCACGTTCAAGTTCGGGACGGACGATGTGCCATGCTATCACACGTTCACCGACATTGACGAACTGACGGACTTCTACACCAAGGCCATGCAGCATATTCAGGACACGCTGGCTGATGGATGGAAGAGCAAGGATAATTTCAATTTGGAGTTATACCGAGACTAAGACGAATCCCTTCGGGGGAGGGTTATAAAAAAGCCCCCGGCCTGTTAAAATAGTCGTCTCACTTACCATTTGAACACAAAGCACCTGTCATAGGCACGACCGGGGGCGTAGACCCTCGCTCGCCTATGACAGGCTTTTTTGTGTGCGCTCGATGCGCCAATAGTAAGTGAGACGATGCAAAAGTACTAAAATTTTCTGAGAATGAAACTGATAGAGATACTGAATTTGAACAGGGAACTGCTGATTTACTTCCAAAAGGCAGGAATCAGGCTGGACGATGTGCAATACATCGACCTTTTTAATGAATACCGCACGCTTTCCGCACAGGGCGAGAAGGTGTCCTATATAGTGGCAAGGCTCGCCACGGAGTATGCCGTCAGCGAGCGCAAGGTGTACAACCTCATACGGCGTTTCAAAACCGACTGCAACCTGCTTGCAGTGTAACGTGGTAGCTCGCCCATGGGGAAGAGGTACTGCAGTATTACCTTTGCACCGTTTTCAAATTCAAAACGGTCATGAACAAATACCATCAAATTTTGCAGAAGGTGCTTGCCGAGGGCAAGTGCCAACAAAACAAGAAGGGGAGCATACGCTATCTGCTCAACGAGCGGTTGGTGCTCTCCCCTGCCGACCTGCTCGACATATTCGAGGGGCACGGCATAGCACGCAAGAAGTTAAGGAACGAGCTGCAGCTCTTCATGCAGGGCGAGCGCAACGTGGAGAAGTACCGCGAGGTGGGCATCAACTGGTGGGACTACTGCGGTGCTATCCTTGTGAACTCCTACCCCACCTATTTTGAGAAACTGCCACCGCTCATTGCCAAAATCAACCGAGAGAAGCGCAACAGCAAGAACTATGTGCTGTTCCTCGGTTCCACCGATGCGGAGACAAACCAGGCTCCGTGTCTGTCGCTCGTTCAGTTCCAGATTGAGAATGGCGAACTTGTGGTATCGGCTTACCAGCGCAGCTCGGATGCGAACCTCGGCTTGCCGGCTGACATCTACCACCTCTACCTTATGGCACGGCAGATTGACCTTCCTTTGAAGTCCATCACGCTGAACCTTGCGAATGTGCATATCTATGAGAACAACATCGAACACACCAGACAACTGCTCGACGGTAACGAGAACGTGAAATTTGAACTGAACGTGTAACCATGAGAAAGCAGTATTTATCGGCACCGCTCCCTTTCGTGGGACAGAAGCGCATGTTCGCGCGTGAGTTCATCAAGGTTCTGAAGCAATATCCAGAGGACACGGTATTCGTGGATTTGTTCGGAGGTTCGGGTCTGCTGTCGCACATCACCAAGTGTCAGAAGCCGAATGCCACGGTCATATACAACGACTTCGACGGCTACCGCAACCGTCTGCAGCACATTCCGCAGACCAACCGCCTTTTGGCTGACCTGCGCAAAATGGTGGAGGCGGAAGGCATACCCAAGCACAGCTGCATCCGTGGCGAGTTGCGCGACCGCATATTCGCCAGACTGGAACAGGAGGAGCGTGAGGTCGGGTATATCGACTTCATCACCATATCCGCTGGGCTGATGTTCTCCATGAAGTACAAGATGAGCATTCCCGAAATGAGAAAGGAGGCTCTGTATAACAACATACGCAAGTCTGACTATCCCACTTGCGAGGACTACCTGGAGGGCATCATGGTGGTGTCGTGCGACTACAAGGAGGTGTTCGCCCGATACAAGGACGTGCCGAATGTGGTGTTCCTTGTCGATCCGCCGTATCTCTCCACCGACGTGGGTACATACAACATGTACTGGCGACTCGCCGACTACCTTGACGTGCTGACCATTCTTGCCGGTCATCGCTTCGTTTACTTCACTTCCAACAAGTCGTCCATCATCGAGCTTTGCGAGTGGATGGGCAAAAAACCGACCGTGGGCAACCCGTTCCAAGACTGCCACAAGGTGGAGTTCAACGCCACTGTGAACTACAGCTCGCACTACACGGACATGATGCTGTTCACCGATGCCGCCTGACGGCGTTATAATTCAATTCTAACGGCATAAAAAAGCCCCGGCGGTAAATTGTCCGTCGGGGCTTAATCGTTGCGACACGTGCGGTTTATCGCAACAGGTATCGCACTGCGTAGCTGTCGATGCTTTCCAGTATCTCCTCGTGGTTGTGGTTGGTGTTCGTCTCCATCAGCGCCATGCCGTTGAAGTCCTCGCCGCTCAGTCCGTCGAGGGCGGTATGCACCTTGTGGCAGAGGTCAAAGGCTGCGTCGTGGCCGCCGTCTGCCCAGTCTGTTACAAGGTGAATGGTGATGATGCCTTTCCCTCGCTGGCATCCGCCTTGGAATGGCGACCATTCAATCTTTCCGAACTCCACAAAGACGGCAGGACGCTCCCACACATCTTCCTGGTCTATGAACTCTATGTTCCGGTTCCACAAGTCGATGTGCTTCACTTCGGGCACATCGCTCGCCAACTTTGATTTGATGGCGTTAAATAATTCCTTTCTCATTTCAATTTATATTCGTGTTCAAAATACTCTGTAAGGTTCTCCTCAATGATGTCCTTGACGGCTTGCTCCACTTCGGGCGATGCTCCGAGGAACCTGCGGCGCGGTATCTTGATGCTCTTGCCTTCCTTCATCAGCGCCATGTGCTTCCAGAACTCCGCCTCGGTGCTCAGTTGGACGGTGCGCTTGTCATTTCGCCGCTCGCCGTTCTTCTTGCGTCCGAATGAGCCTGTCGCCTCGTTGTACTTGTGCCAGAAGAAACGCTTCATCCTTGCCGTTACCTTTATCTCATCTCCTTCGTTGTGTATGGCTGCATAGGGCAGCGTGGAGCAGAACGTAATACTGTTGTCGGTGGTTCGGCTGCTGATGCTCTGGCGGAGCTTGCCGGTGTCTATCAGTATGGAACCACCTGGACGTGTCGGGCTGCTCCTGCGCTGCCATGCCTCGTTGAAGAATGCCTGCCGCTCGAAGTTTCTGTCGAACTCGTCGCTCAGTTCCACCCTAACGTCGTTTAGGATATTGCGGATGATTTTCTGTATGTCCTGGTTCATCGTCGAAGTCGAATTTAAGAAATGTCTGTGCCTCTTGCGGCACTTTGTTCTTCGGGTCGCAAGAGGCATTGAGGAGGTTGTAGAAGGTACGTTCACATATACCATAAACAGGATACACGAACCGTCGCCATATCTCGCGGTTGCTGATTCCGCTCTTGGCATGCTGGTCGTATATCCTATTTATGTCGGTGACACGTTTCTGATAGCTTGCTCCTCGCCTCTTGCTCATAAAATGTTTTAGTGTCTGTCTCTGGGTTTATAGGGACGGATGTCGTAGGTCATCTTTGCGCTGACGGTTACTCTGCCCGTTCCCTCACATTGGTCGCACATGTGTTCCTCGCCTGTCTCCCGGTTGTGGAGACGGCCTGTGCCGTGGCATTTACGGCACAGGGCCACCTTGGGGCTTTTCTCCACTTCCTGTATCATACGGCATCCTCTTTCTTGGGTTCAACGTAGAAGGTCTCGTCCTGCACCACCTGGATGCCGCATTTGTTCATCTGCGGAACCATGTCCTCCACATCGCGGTCGGCAAGGAGTTTGTCCTTGGCTATCTCCTCGGTCTGGCGCAGATAACTGGGCAGGAACTCTTTCACCAGCTGCAGGGCGCTTGCCCATGTGAAGCCTTTGAGGGTTTTGAGTTTCGGTGTGCCCGTGCGGAAGCCGATAACGCCATGCGCCATTTCAAGGCTCTTTTTCTTGGTGAACAAATCTGCCTGGTTCTCGGTAGCATAAGCCTGAAGTGTAGCGAAGGCTTTCTCCTTCTCATCTTCCAGTTCTGCCAGCTTATTGGCATACTTCTCGCGGATCTTGGCACACTGCAGCTCGATGTCTGCTGTGATTTTCGCACTCTGCGCGTCTGCCTTTGCGTAGGCTGCAAACGCTTCATCGGCTGCCTCTCTGGTCACGCCGGTAATGATTACTTTCTTTTCTCTTTTTGCCATTGTCGTAAACTTTTTGATGATTATTATTTGGGGTGATTATTACTCGTCCTCTGTTTCCTGCCAGTCGCCTTCTTCCAGTTCCTTATCAAGCTCGTATTCTATGCGTTCCAAGAACTCGATGTACTGGTCGCCTTGCAGTTCCCGGTATGCGATGCCGTGGATAAAATCCATCACTCGCTTCACTTTCTCGTTCATGCCTCACCTCCTCCCATCACTGGCACCATCATGTACTCCACATGTGGCTGCGCTTGCGGTGTCGGTTGTTTCTTCGGTTTCAGTCCGCCCTTGCGCTGAATGGAGCGGAGCTTTACGGAAAGTTGCTCCAGTTCCTCGTTGGTCAGCCGTGCGAACACCTTGCCGGCGATGCGCTGGTCTTCGCAAAAGGCGTTGATGCGTGTCCAGTCGGTGGTATCGATGCCGACCTTCTGCATAAGCCGCAGACACTTGCTGCGCTGCCTCCGCTGCTCGTCCTTTACGGTGCGGAGCAGATGGGCGGTGGCTCCTTCGAGCTTGTCGCACATCGTGTCGTACTCTCTTCGGGTCATTTCACGCAGCGAGGTGGTACGTCCATCGGTGAATTGGCTCACCACTCCTTCCTTGAACTCATCGCCCAGCTCCTTGGTGGCAAACTTGTAGCTCTTTTTGAGTATGCCATAGAACCGTGCAAAATTGGTTACTTCCTGTGCCATATCTATTTCAATTTTGACAACCTTATTCTTTCACTTAACACCTTCAATTTACATTCAGGACAACACTCCCCCTCATCTTTCAATGGATGAGGATTGTTTCCATAGCCGATTTGGGGCTTACCGCAAAGGCAGCAGGTGTATTCACGAACATTGTTCTCATGACCTTCAAACATCACTTTAATGCCACACGAACTGGCAACATCCAGTTCCAGTTTTGCTCCCTTGCTCAATTCCCAGTCTTGCAGCATATAGATGCAATCACACTTCAAAAGCTGGGCTATGTCCACTCTCATGTGCTCCATCCAGTGAGCATCCTGCGAAACGCCATTTTCAAATGAGTTCACCGGCTCGTAACCTTTTATGGAGAGATAGCGTGCCGCATGGTCAAAGGTTGCCATACGCTCTTTAAGGTCGTAGTGGGCTATCGCTCCGCTGATATAAACTTTCTTCTTCATCTCAGTTTTATTTAGTTGTTAGACTTGTCATTGTAAACCTCCACGGCTTTCTCCGCCCAGATGGTGTAATATTCGCTCACGTTGCCTGAATAGCGTCCTTGGCAGTAGGCTCTGAAGCCTTGCGTTCTCACCTTCACACCGGCTGCGTATTTCAGTCTGATGGCAGGTTTGCCGATTGGTTTGCCTTTATCCTCTTGGCTGACGAAAATGAAGGTCTTGCGCTTGAAGCGGTCTATCAATGCCCTGGTCAGTGAATATTCCCACCCTGCTTCGTAGGCGTACTGATAACTGTCCACAATGATGAACTTGGCGCTCTTGGGCTTTGCCAGACGTTCTTCCAATGCCTTGATGTCACCATCGGTAATGATGCGGAACGAGCCTTGAACGTCACTCATCTTGAATTGGGCGAGCCGTCGTTGCATCGACAGACCAACGCCCTCCTCCAAGGACACATACAACACGCTGCCTATACCGCAGAGCATCTTGGCAAACTGCATAACGAAGGAACTCTTGCCACTGGCACTAGGTCCGCTGATAAACCATGTATCGCCCTCTTCAGGCTGACCGAACACGTCTTTCCATTGCCCTTCAAATGGTAGTGCCTTACACTTGATATTCGCCACATCCTTGGGACTATATGCTCGCTTTGCCATATCACTTACTCACGTTTTATTTCTTTCTTTCACTTGACTTGTAGCACCACCCGAGAAGGCGATTAAATGGCAGTCCTATGCCATGAATGGACCTCATTAGGCAGAAATCACCTTCTTCGTCAACTTCACCATCACAATAGCCATAATATACCTGTCCGTTATCCATCACAAAGCAGGCTTCCCGGTTTTCGTCTATTTTTTCCAGTTTCTCTGGGCTTTTCAACACTCTGCGACTTCCATCTGTGAATGTCACTGTTATCTTTGTTTCCATATTACTATACTCTTTTTAGTTTCTCAATTTCCGTATAAACTCGTCTCAGTCCACCACCCGACTTGCGCACAAGGGTAGCAATATCCGCACCTTCTGGGGCGTTCACCTTTGCCACCACGCTCGCCTGGTCTTTCAGGAACTTCTCACGCTCCTTGCAGTCATCGGGCGTTACCTTCGAGTAGCGGTCACCGTATCGGCTGAGCATCTCGGTATAGCCCACTTTCTTGCACTCAATGGAGCGATTGATTTTGGCTTTCAGTCCGTCCGCACCCATCATATACCAGGCGCAGCATCTTTCTGTAGCGTTCCACAAGGCTTTGAGTTCCAGGAATGCCTCATACTGCAAGTCGCCAGCCTCGTCCAAAATGATGAGTGGGGTGTCGATTGAGCGCAAGTAATAGACCAAATCCTCGTACACGTCGCTGTATCTTCCATTGCTGCCCACACCAAACTCTGTGGCTATCTTGCGCACCAGCTTCAGTTTGGTCTTCACTTGGGAGCAATCCACATAGATGGCATTGCGGTGGCACTGCACATAATAGCGTGCCGTGAATGTCTTGCCGATGTTGGGTATATCACATAGTATCGCACTCAGTCCGCTCTGTTGGCTGAACTCCAGCTGCTTGGTGATATATTCGAAGGTGGCGGTGCGTGCTGGCTTCCATTCAATGCCTCCTCTGAGGTTCACACCCAGTCTTCGGGCGATGGTTATCCAGTTGGCTTCGCTCAGTGCCTTGTCGGTCTGACCATTCTTGATGGCGCTATATACCGAGGTGCTGATGCCCAATGAAGCAGCGTGCTTGGCATCGCTCGGATAGTTCGTGCGGTTGGTGGCTATAGCCTCCAATATCCGCTTCTTGTTCTCATTCGTTATCATGTCTCACGTTATTTTAATTGTATTCTAATATCATTCTATAAATCTGCCAACGGGTCAGAAATATGGTAGCTCACTTCCATTTCCTGCTCGCTTTCCATCGGTGGAAGTTCAAGCGGTGGCGGTGGTGCAGCCTCTTCTGAGTGTTCCGGCTTGGATATGCCAACAGTTGCAATGGCGTTCTTCTTCACGTATGCGTTGAATGCTGCTATCTTCTTCTGCTGGTTCACGAATATCTCCTTGTCCTCGTCAGTCTGCTCCGCATCGGCAGTGTTGAACGTGCCCACGTCCTCGAGCTTGTCGATAAGGCGGTCGTTCTGGAAGATATAAACATCGGTTGCGTTGCCGTCCTCATCGGTCAAATAGTAGGCATCCACCTTGTAGTTGTTCGGATCGAGCCGTTCCATCACCTCGGTCTTGCTCAACCACCAGTCCTTATACGCCACTCTGCAGTAGCTGTTCCTGCGTATGGAGGTCTCTGTGTGCTCGCCGATAAAGCGTGCCCACACCGATTTGTCCATTGGCTGAAGCGTTGGGTTCATATTGGCTTCAAGCACTTGCCAGCGTGTCATGCCGGGGTATTTCTTCTGGTTCGGGTGGAGGGTATTGTTGAACTCCTTGATGTCACGGATGTCATCAGCAATCAGTTCTTCCCATGTGTAGTACTGTTTGTCCTCATAGGTGTCATTCTTCTCATCAAACACCTTCTTGGCCTCCGTGCGGTAGTGTCTGTCTTTGGCATAGAAGCGTCCGATGCCGAGATGGTTTCTATGCTCCACACGGCGTTTCTTGGCACCGTTCATCGGCTCAGCGTATTTCTCTTGGGAGTTCATCGGGGCGCAGAAGCGCACAAATGGGAACAATACTCCTGCCTTCAGGAAACTCTCTTTCCACTGACTCATCAAGTGGTTCTCCACCTCAACCTGTGCCGGGCAACCCCAGCCCTTGCTTTCTATCAGTCGGAACATCGAGCGGAAGCAGTCGGCAACCAGGTCCACGTTCTTATTGCGGTTGTAGGCGTAGCCCACCACGCACTGGCTTGTGACATCGTAGGCGTAGTATGCCTTCGGCCTTGCCTTGGTATCCTTCAGTTTGCGTGGGAGGTCGCGGTCATCGAATGAAATCTTTGAGAACGAGAACTCAGGCGCATGGCGGTGAACGTGTGGCATCTGCTCGTGCATGAATGTGGTGTAAGAGTCAAGCGAGTGTTCAATAAACAGTCGGTTCTTGGGCTTGTTAAGATAGTTGGTGATGGTGCTTTCGCTCAGCGACTTCGGGTCGCCGTTCTTGTCAGTCCATTCACTGGGGTCGAAAAGTTCACCTGTTTCGGGATCGTACACGTCCAGCTCGCCGCACACGAATGAGTTATACATTTCCCACACGTTGGTGTCTGTCTCTTATACACATCTCCGAGCCCACGAGACTAAGGCGAATCTCGT